GTCTGATTACTCTTGGTTGTTGTCACTGTGACACTCCCTGTGTATGTGTGAGCATAACTAGGAATCCATGTGGCAAACATAAACGTGTTGTCATTTCGATAATCCTCCTGTATTATTGGTCTTGAACATGAAGATAAAGCAGACCACAAGGACAATCAGTCTGGATGAGCTCGCCACACTAGAGAGCGTCGACTCAGGAGCGGGTACTGCTGAACATGACGCTCCCAACTCCAGGGAGGAAGAACGAGAGAGAATCAAGAAGGACCGGTACTATCTACCTGTGTTACATCTCAACCACAAGGAAGAGTGGGCGTCTCAACCACTTAGTGAGCGCAAGCATCTCACACCAGAACTGGCGGAGAAGACCTGTCTGGGAAACTGTTGTGGTTTCGAAGGGTTGAAGGGAGCATGCTGTCTCGTTGACCCGGAACATCTAGAACATGTCCTTGGGCCTATTGATGAAGACTGGATAGAAGAGACTATCCGGTGGTTTCGTGTCAAGAAAGGAACCTATATCACGAGGGCTGATCTTGTGATAGACTTCGAAGAGGGAAAGCGAATGGGCAGAACCTTGTTTCAAGGTTCAGAGAACAAGAGCATCTTTGAGCAGAAGACTGCTTATCCCATTCTGAGGATGCAAGTGATAGGGCCTAGGTTCGGCTGCAAGTTTCTGAACCCTGAGACATTCAAGTGTGGCATCTACGAACAGCGACCGAACATGTGTCGAGACTACTACTGCCAACACATCGTAACCAACTTCATGGTGAAGTTGAAAGCACACCCAAACCGGTATGTAAAAGCAAGATAAGAACAGAGAAATATCATGGAAGAGTTAGCAAGGAAGTGGCACACGCCAAACGAACCATCAATCACCAGCGCAGAGCTATATGAGTGGGTGAACAGCCACAAGAACGACTTGTGGAACGGTCATGAGCTCATCGTTGGTGCCGACTCGCACGCACACAGACGTGAATACAAGTTCATTGAAGTTGTGTGTATCTACAAGAAGGGTCGTGGTGGTCAATACTACTACACAAGCACATGGGAGCCAAGAACCAAGTTCAAGGGTGCCTATAACGCTAAAGTAAGAGCAAGACTGTTTCATGAAGTCGACTTGTCAGTTCAGTTGGCGTCGAACCTCCTAGAACACACAGGACACAAGGCTGTTGTGCATATTGACGCTAGCCCTCCAGGCAGCAAGGAACTGACAGCTGCGTTCTGTGACCAACTCAAGGGCTATGTCAGTGCTTACGGGTTCGAAGGTTTTGAAAAGCCATGGAGCTTCTGTAGCTCGGGTATCGCCAACCGACACAGCAAATAACCAGTTCAACTGATACAATCTACCTCTATCCATGAATATCATAGCGATAGAGGTATCAAATGGCATCAAGAGTTGAACTGGATACGAAGATTGAACGGGAAGTGCATAAGCTTGTCAAGTGCATCAGTGAAGGTGCTTATGACAGGCTTCAGATGTTTTCTCGAAAGCAGGGACTGCCTATCGACCCACAGACACTGAACGTGTTGCTGGGAACGATGCAGACAACCATTCACGAATTCGAACTCATGAACATTGATCAGTTTCACCAGAACGTCAAGAAGGAACTTGACGCATACGTTGGCGATCTGACCGTTGACAGTGAGGCTGTTGGCCCTTTGGACAAAACCGAGGGCTTGCAAGAGCCCTCGGGTCAGAAGAAGCCAGCAAAAAAAGTAACCGTCAACATCGAATAGGTGTGAGTGTTCTGCTTTCCCTGCTGATTGTTCTTGGTATACTGGCGGTGGTGTTTCTATGCCTGCATATGTAAAGCACTTGATTGAATGCAACTGTGTTCTCAAGCAGTTTGAGGCCATACAACCAACCGTGTGGCACAAGTTCGTTGTGTTCTCGGTGGTTGATGACAATGGGGATGTCAAGCCCAGCTATGCTAAGTGCAACAACTGCCAAGGTATTCACAGAGTCACAGAGGTGGGCGTTGCTGAGAAACTAAAGAAAGAAAGCTCTCCGACCCTTCCGGATATAGAAGAGTTGAAGACAGGGCTTCCAGAGAAGCTGGTAACCCTACTTGAGAAGTACACTCTTGACGTTTCCACATGGCAAGAGATTAGGTTTCTATACGACAACGAGCAGTGGGGGAAGCCTGTTGTGCTGGACAAGGAAACTGAGGATGGAGAAACACACGGCAAGTATCTGTTGCTTGTGGGAAAGACACTGTGGAAGATAGACGGCTTCTCAACGGAGGATATATGACAGGACCAGCGGACGACCAGAGCAGCATGGAAGGTTTTGATTCCATGCTCACGGATGAAACCGAAAAAGAAGAAGGTGTGCAGTATGTCACACCCAGCTACGTCGAAACCAAGTTGTCCAAGGACAAGAAAATGGAATGCAGAGGAATTGTCAGAACCATCAACCAGTTCGGCATTTCTCAGCGGCAGAAGTTGTTCTTGATCTACCTCTTAGCTCTAGAGCTTGAGAACCGTGAAAGCATGCTCAAGATTTCCAGAGCTGTTGCAGACAGCAAGGACACCATTGAAGACGCACCTATGATCGACACAGGACAACCGAAGCACACGCTGGTGTTGACTGTAGACAACGGTCAGAGCACCGGTGGTAAGATCATCACCTGACAACGATTTCTGAGACGACCAGTCTCTTCTCTACGCCATTCTCCGTGATGGTTACAGCACCCTCAAATGAGTTGTGTGTGTTGTTCTCTCGGTATACCTTGCCCCACGAAGACTTGTCAAGCTTCGTCTGGATGTTCCCAGCTCCATCTTCGAAGTGGACGTAGTGGGAGATAAGCTCAAGGTACAAGCCGTCGTTTCTCTTGTGATAACTGCGTTCGATCGTTGACCAGATTCTCATGTGTATATCATGAGATTATCAACGGAAACAGTCGTTGTTCAGAGCAAGCTGTCCATGGGCCTGGGAATCCACAGACCGTGTTTATATCCCTTGTTCTTCAACTGTTGCACCGTGCCAGGGCCGGGAATGCCGTCAGCTTGTGCTCCAGAAAGCCCCAGGACGGTTATCTGTCGTTCCTTCCATGCCTTGAGGTCTTCCTCTGCATCATAGTCAAACAACTCGTACCCTGCGTCACGTAGAGCAAGCGGGAGCCATGGTCCTGGATCTCCCAGCCCTCTGTTGGTTGTCTGGTGGTGATGGTTGTATATTCCAACAACATCTCTCCCAGCTCCAGGACCAGCAATACGCTGCACAATCCCACGCTTGGGTCTGTCAAGAGTCTTGTCCCAAGGAATCTGCCTCTGGATTCCAAGCTTCGCCGTTATGAAGTCTATAAACTCCACAGCCTTCGCTATCTGTCCTTCGTACAAGTCCCCGTTGTCAAGCTGGACCAGTTCAAATCCACATGTGATTTGATTCACGGCCCCAGCGTGCCACGTATAGTTCTTTGTTGGGTCGTTCTGAACAAGCCAGTCCCCATTCAAGTCACAGGTATAGTCCCAGGAAACACTCCTGTCAGTATTGGTCTGATACTTGGCATACGTAACATCCATGTTTGTGTTAGGTCCAACTCCAGGTAGAAGCTTGCCCAACTTGCCATGAACCGTATGGCACACAATACCACGAATCCAAGTGGTTCTTGGATTCTTGTCTGTTACTTCCTTGACCTTCAACGCCTGCCCTTCAGAGTCCTTCCAAGAAACCGTCTTGACTCCGGGGATTTCATATGATGTGTCTTTGATGATGATAGACATAAAAAAGCCTCTTGCTGTCGATAGATAGCAAGAGGCTGGCGTTTACGTTGAAGCTGGATGCTGTGTGGGCGTGTGTTCTCAGGTTCCGTTGATGGTCAACGAACCAGACTTGCCGATGACAAGGAAGTTCACACCATCACAGAACAAGGTCACAGCGCTGCCAGCAATGTTCGGAAGCGCAAGCTTCGAACCGTTGCTTGTACCGTCTGTGAATGCCTTCGTTCCGTTGGTTTCCTGCGAGCAGGTCAGAGCGTGAGCCTGAGCGCTGGTCGAACGGAAGCAGAACGTCGATCCCATGACGGTTGAAGCAAGTGGCATCACAAGTGTGGTTGCCGAGCCACCAGCGACGGTGGTCACGCCTGCATCACCATTTGTAAGCGTTGCAGCAGCAGCATATGCTCCGCTGGTGTGCACTTTGAATGGTGCGAAGCCTGCGTTCGATGAATCCTTCTCGACAACGATGCCACTCTGATCGTTGACATTCACAATGCCGAATGTTGAGTTGAGTGTAGTTTTGACTGACATAGTATTCCTCCAGCCTTCAAGGCTGCAAATAACTATGCACCATCACTCATATAATCATACCCCCAGAGAATCACCTGTTATTTTACAGGGAATACTCACTGTGTTGGTGGCTGTGAAGGTGAGGTACCTGCTGGTGTCGTGGTTTCAAGCTTGCCATCCTTGGTCCAGCGTCTACCGAAGTAGAGTGCTAGAAGTGGCGAAAGGAAACCTGAAGCGGTTGTAACGTCAAACGCTCTGATGTGTTGAATGTTGATGATGGACACGGTGAGCCAGAGCAAGCACACACAGAAAGTGGTAAACACCATCGTGAAGCTTACGCTTGGCTTTCCATCGCTGTCTTTTAGTAGAAGGGCCATATTTGTCTCCTACTGAGTAACTACAGCACAAGAATGGATTATTAGGGTCTTGTGAGAAGCAGCAGGCTGCCTATGCCAACACCAGTAAGAACTCCAAGTGTGACCAAACCTACAGTCTGCCAAGTTCTTGAAGCTGACTGTCCGTTCAGCTCAAGAATAACTCTGTTCGCACTCTGGAGTTCAATGTCTCTGGCTCTGATTCTAGAGCCATACACAGCCCTCAAAATGTTGATGTCGGTGTGAAGAAGTTGGATGTCTCTTATTGCTTGAGCTCCTAGTTCTGCTTGTGCTCTTCTGGAGTCGTTTACCAGTGTTCTGTGTTGTTCATAGAACGCAGCCTCCACAAGAGCCTGGGCTGGTTCATTCAGGCAGATGGCGTTGAATGGCATGTCATACCTAGCACCTTGCCTTACAACGACCGCTTGAGCCCCTGTAGCTCCAGCATCGGCTGCTATAGATGACAGTCGAACCGGCTGAGTCAGGTCGGGTTGTGGCGGTGGAGCATAACGGCCAAGGTCAATGGCTGTTACTGTTGGCTCTGGTTCTGCTGGAAACGTTCGAACTGTCTGTGCGTTCGCTTGCCTCACACAACCCTGAACCAACGTGAGGAACAGGAATACCCAACACATCAACGTCTTCATGATTTTGGTACCTCTTCAAGTGCGATAACCGGAACACCAAACAAGCTGTTCATGGCTGTGGCCATAGCTGTTGGGTTCTCTCTGTTTCGGGTGATAATCTCTCGGACTTCTCTGTCCCGTGTTTCAGCTATCTGTTGAACACCTTCGGAATGCTCACGCTTGATTTTCGCCATCAAGTCTGTGTAGAGCTTCTCTATCTCTTGCCTTGCCTTGAGTTGTGCGTCAATCTCTGCTTGCAATCTGTCGAGGTTGTCCCTGTGTGCCTTCTCTTTGTCCAGCATGCCCTGCCGCATACGTTCAAGGCGGCCATTCAGCTGTGAATAGAAGAAGACCGAGACAATAACCATAAAGCCAAACAGCAGGTATCCACCGAACAGCTTCAAGAATCCCCACACCTTTGCAAAGAACAACTTCACCTTTATCCACATCAGTTCCATGATTTCTTGTCTCCTATCGACTGACGTAGCTCTGCATCAGTCAGCTCATCGTCCATGTCATCAAGCCCTTCAAGAGCCTTGAGCATGTCTTGCTTTTCTTCCTGCTCTTTTACAACGTTGAACTCGCCGTCTGCTTCCATGTCGGAAACAAACTCTTCTTGAGTAACAGAGATGTTCGTCACAAGTCCCTTGATGTCGTGAATCAACAGCTTCAGGATGGCAAGCTCTTTCTTCAATGAAGATATGCCAGACTCAAGCGCAGAAAGCCTCTCTACAACCACTTGGCTCTCAAACTGTGTCAAGCGCTCAAGGATGTCGGTGAGGTGTGTGTTGTTGATCGTCGTAATGACCGACTCTTCTTCTGGTTGCTGTTGTGTGGTTGGAACAACCGAACTGCGTTGTTCTTCGATGAACTCTGGTGCTTCCTCTTGTTCTCGCTTCACTGACATAGTAATACCTCACTCCTCCTTGCTTTTCAAGGGGTTTCTGTGTTCAAGCGCTGCATATAGAGACTTGGGGTTGGAGAACACGTACTTGATAGGGGCGTTCGCCACCTTGTTCTTCTTCGCCATCTCAACAGCAGCCTTCATGGCCGGATCTTTGTTCTCCAGCATGATCATGACCCTGGAGAAAAACTCTTGCAAGGATAACCCGTTTTCAAACAGATACTTCCTGCAAGCGATAAAAGAGTCGAACGGCACGTCTACATCGAAGTGTAGTGTGTGACGCTGCTCTTTCTTCGTTATGACCGCCGTTGTTGGCTTGTCAGGCTTATCTTGTGGTTCCTTCGGTTCGCTCATCGCTTGTGTACCTTGACATAATGTAGCTGAACCGAAGGAACCTGTGTGGCTGTCAGCTATAGCTAGCTTCAGTCTCCACCAACGCCACCACCACCGCCGGATGGAACTCCACCACCGTCTTCAGGACCAGAACCACCAGCCCTAGGCGCAGCTGGAATCTCTGCTCTCTTCTGCGAAGGTGTCTTCGGAGACAAGTCGAAGTCTCTCTCCAGTATGCTCATAAGCTCCCTTGCAAGCCTAGGAGAGTAGTTCTTAGCCACATAAAACATGGCCCTGTTCAGGATAATGGTCTGTGGGTCAATCAACGACTGGTAGTTCATCGCTAGCCTTGCAATACCCTCGGCAAATCTCCTAATGTTTATCTTCGGCACAGGAGCAACGTCGGCAGGCTTCGGTTCCCCTCCAGCTCCTGCATCCATACCACCACCCAAGTCAGGCATGCCTCCCATGCCCATGTCAGGCATACCGCCAGTGTCACCAGGAGCCCCAAGAGAGGCATCGGCACCACCAGGAGGACTAGGAGGCGTTGCTTGTTCGAACAAGGCACTGTAGAGGCTCACAGGAATACTACGGGTATGTTCGGCAATGGGCTGGGCGGTACCAATCTGGAGCTCTTCTTCTTTTTCCTTGTCGCTGCCAAGACCAACGGCATCACGTTCATATCGAATGATGTAGCTGTCAATCTTTTCATCAACACTGGCATCCTTCTCCGTAACACTGTCCGATACGTCTGGAGCAGCAAGCAACCTGTCCCTCGGCGGAGTGTATGCTACGTCAGCTGCCTCGCTGCCCTCTTCGTCGTCCTCTTGCTCAAGCAACACAGCGAACTCGCTGCTGCGAGTCCTTCTCTTGATGCTCTCAAACAGGTGATAGCGTGTTGAACTGGTTGTTTTCTTTGGAGTTGTCATGATGGCCTATCACTTCCTGTCCCCAAGGACAGCTACCGGTGCCGAACTAGCTGGAGAGAAGCCAACCGTCTTTTCCTTGTCGATGGAGGCAACAGGCTGGATAGCATAGACTTGGTTGAGCTTCGACATCTCTGCCGCCATCATCCTCATCTCAACCACTTCCCAGTTGATTTCCCTCATGCTCTTGTTCATGTACTCCATCTTGTCTCCAGGGAAGTCATAGAACCATGCATGATGCCATGTGTCCACAACCAACACAGGAATGCCCATCACAGGAACGTTCGCCGTGTGCTGCTCAACAAAGCAGTTGAAATACTGGTTCTTGAACGGGTCGAAGTAACACACAGCCCAACCCTCACGAGCAGCCATCCCACACGCTCTGAAGTCCAGCTGCCAAGCATCAAACGTGCCCCAGTCCCTTGACAGTCTCATGAACGGAATGCTGTCAGCCCTAATCTCACTCTTCGGATCACCGACGTTCGTGAAGTACAGCTCGTGAAGCTTCACACCGTTCATGTTGTGAACCTCATCAAGCTTCAGTCTCCTGTACTCCGAATCATTTGAGTTGTCAGCATCAGCCCTTGACACAGTGTCAAGCTTCGCACTGATACGGTTGAAGCTCTTCACGTACGTGTTATACAGATCCTCGTGGTTCTCTTTTGTTGTTGCTGACTGGTTCTCAGAACGCATAAGGAATGTCCTAGGCATCAGTATCACAGCTTCGCTGATAACCTTCTTCGCTACAGGGGCCTTCTGCTCCTGCACAGACACCCGCTGCTCCTGTGGTTTTGTTGCTCCCATCTGGAGAACGGAACCCACAGCCTCCTTGATAGCTCCCTCAAGACCCGCTGTTATACCCGGTAGTTGTTGTTTCGTCATAGTTCAGTACACATAAGTATACCAACCCGCTCGATAGGTGTCCCTCTCTACATGCCATATCACTATACCTTCCCTATAACCATTATGTGATGTGTATGCCCCAACCCTAAGCACCCTCTCTGGTAATGTTCCACTGGCTAGAGAATTACCAGGGTCAACGATATACCCCTGCATTGGACATCTGGACCGTTATTACCCCATATCCTTGTCTCAGAAGGATATACCAACAACCATGAAACCAAAAGTCACTAAGGCAGAGATGTTCCGAGTCATCAAGTGGTACTCAGAACGACTAGCGCAAGACTTCCTCTACAAGCCCCTAACACCCCTGGTCCAACACCATGTGAAGGTACGGTTGCTGGAGCTACAAGGCATTATGCAGGCCCGTGAATCACATCAGGCATGGCACATACCTCTAGAGGTTAGCTTCGACTACAACACCAACAGTATTCTACTGGACGTGGCAGCACCAGACAGTATCGATATTATCGACTAGCGCACGTTTTATCCCTTGACTCTTCCAGAGTGCCCTGATAAGGTAGCGACCATGTACTACGCAAGACAAAAAACAATCGAGCAAGTTCACGACGCATCCAACCTTCAGGAGCTTATGGGAGGCTGTGTTTTCGTGTCTGTGAAGGCAGATGCGGACAGGCTAGTCTTCACGGCAGAGGATGGTTTTCAAGTCCTGTTCTATCATGAGCAAGACTGCTGCGAGAGCGTCACCATCGATGATGTCTGTGGAGACTTGAACGACCTTGTTGGCGTTCCTATCGTTGTTGCAGAGGAGCGAACAAATGTTCCCGAGCCTGCTGAGCCTAAGTATCATGATGACTCCTACACCTGGACGTTCTACACGTTCAGAACGAACAAGGGAACGGTCGACGTTCGATGGCTCGGTTCCTCGAACGGGTACTACAGCGAGAGCGTGAATGTTGAGGTTCTTCACCCTGACTACGATTCGTCGGTTCGTCGGAAGAATCACTGGTACAAGCTCAAGCAAGCGTTTCCAACCTAAAGGGAAATATATGTCATCAGACGTTTACGTTGATTTCGAAAACGGCAGTGAACGTATTTGGTTCCGTGTTGGGCACCTAGCCACAATGAACTACTTTTGGAACTTTCTCGACGAAATCGAGAAGCTCGAAGAGAAATACCCAACGGTAACCAACGAGCTGATTTCCGAGCTTATTTCGCTTGGAAAGGAATACGAAAGGGAAATTCCAAGGTCTTTCGACCTGATGAAAAAATCGTGGGTCGATACAGAAGACTACTGGCGTTCAGAGTATATTTCCGATGACCTAAGCCCTTATCTGGGCTGGTCGTGGAATACACGAGTTGACTGAAAAGAATAAATCCCTTGACTTCTGTCCTATCACCTGATAGGATGCATACATGAGCAAGGGAAACGAGCTGCAGCACTACCGGCAGGCAACGTACACCGAGCCCGTCAAGCCAGTTCGAATCACAACGCTGAGCGACAAGCTCAAGTGCTTTTTTGGTTTCCACTTGTGGGGGCCAACACTCGATGACCGCTTGTACAGACACGTTTCGGGACTGAAGGTCGTTGTTTTTCATGAGTGGGTTTTCGAGTGTCGACACTGCCACAGTCGAGTCAACACGAAGACAACAAAAGATGTGTCGGTGTCTCTGCTGATAAAGGCAACCTCCTGTGAATGGGAGTGTTTCGAAAACGGCATCAACTACTGGTTCTGGGATACGTTGGTCGCACACAAACGTGTGGGATTCCCGTCCGGTTGGACGTGGGAATGGCTCCATCCGTCTCATGCACTGGATCACCCAATGCCCTGCGCAGGCGGGGACGAACATCGCATCCCAGCGTGATAGGAGGTACATGTGACACTACGAGAGTTGCGAGATATGTTGAACAAGCTCACTGACGAACAGTTGCAGCAAGAAGCTGTTACGTTGCAGCCGGAGTGTTACGGCCATTACTGCGACCGTGTTCGGGAGGTTTCGGAACTGGTTGTCGACGAAAACCAGGAGGTTCTTATCCTGCTCTGATGTTTTGAACCTGGGAATTTCCACGTAGAATAATCGTTGATATTCGTTCCCCCAACTGGTAAGATGTATACATGATGAACGACGGGAACAGCAACAAGGCTGCTGATGTGTCTCCGGTTCTTGCTGGGGAGCACGGCGATGGTTTCAATCCCAACGCTGACGCTGCAGAAGAGCGTGTTCATACCGTCATCGTGAACTACACGATTACCCCTGGAACCTTTGGCGTTTGTGAGGGGTTCTACGGAATGTACGACGAACCTTCCATCACTTCCCCGAAGACCGGAACCAAGATCGTTGTGTCGGGATTCTTCGACGGCGACGAAGTGGTTGACTTGCGGGCTCGTATCAAGGATGCAACCAAGGGCGGCGAGCTCTCGAACGTTCCTATGGTCATGACCAGGAAAGACATTTTCCGCTGGATGGATGCTCACCGAGAGATGGTGAACCACTATGCGGATTGCTGAGTCTAGATAGCACAATGAACGACGACGCTGTGAAGCCCGGAGACCTTGTGAGAGCCAAGGCAACCTTTCCATATGACACCAAGGACATCATAGGCGTTGTTCACCACGCTTACATGTATCCGGGCGATATCTGCGTATACTTCGTTGTCGGCATCTACATAGCAGACCCTGGTCATCCAGCATATCAGGCAGGAGTGCCCTGCATCGAGTTGATTGCATCGGACGGAGAAACGATATACGTCGTGTTGCATACGTTCAACTTTCATGCTATGGAACACACAGACACTCCTGTGCCAGCCTCGGATCTCTTCGAGAAGGTAGGCTAAGAACATGCTCATGAAACCCGGAAAGCTATATCGATACGTGGGCTTCGAGAAAGCAGGCACAGCCTTTCTCTACACGTATCGTCCTGACGGCGAGCTCGGTGCCACAATCCGCCAAGTTGATAGCGATGCTGACGTGTTCCTATCCTTGGGATACCATGGTGACATCCCCAATTCGGGTTGGGAACGGGTCATGGCTCCTGACGGTTGCATACACTTTCTCTATCTGAGAAAGAACGGGATATACTGGGAAGAGGTAGAATCGTGAAGATCGTGAAGTTCGAACTACCGGAGGCAGTCAAACCATTCCTTACACCAGGAACACTTCTTCGGGCACAGCTGCCATTCATAATCGTCACCGCTTCCGGTAGCACAGAGGCCGATATTGGTGCGCTGTTCATGGTGCATCGTTCTCGTTTCGACCCGGACAAAGGTCATGTTATCTTTGTCCTTCTCACAAGAGAACTAGTCGAAGCGGGCGTGCGTATTCACGTTGAGAAACTCCCGAGATATATCTCTGTCGTAGAAAGCTAGCACACGATGACTCCAGGAAAACTATACCGATACATCGGATGTGCAGCTGCAGGCATGGTTACGATGTATTCTTGCAGCACTTACGGCTATGGTGGCTCATTGATCAAGAATGTCGGTGACACTGACAACGTGGTCCTGCACTTGGGACACCATAATCAAGGATACCGTACCACAGAGACCGGCTGGGAAGTGGTTTTGGCTTCCGATGGTCTTGCATACTACACGTTCGTAAGGAATGTTGAACGGTTTTGGGTTGAGGTAGAATCATGAGTTACCGTGAGATTCAGAAGCCTGTCGAAGACAAGAGCACGGCCAACACTTCATGGAAGAATCGTTGGGTCAAGCTGAAGTGCAGCGTGTTCGGCCATAGAGACGTACAGTTCGCTTGCTTTCACAAGCACTTGGTTCGGTGTGTGGCTTGCGGGGAGGAGTATGACCCGAACACGGACAACAACGAACACTGGGCAGATAGCTTGGCTCTTGTGGTCCATATGGATATGGCAAAAGAACGGGAGCTCAACGGAATCGTGCAGGAAGAATGCACAAGCACATATTGTCCCAAGAAAGTTGGGTTCTGACGTATGACTGCATACCGGGTAGCGGGGGAAGACACGCCCCCAACACCGCCGTTTCCAGTAGGAACGCTGTTGCGCCCGAAGGCATATATTACTTCCGTTGTAGCAGATGATGGTTGGGGTTGGGAGTCATTGTCGCTGCTCAGCTGTTACGTGTTCCTAGGCGTTGAGTGGAGGAGTTTCTACGAATACCGTGTGATATTGTTGGGTCCGGATGGCCTGAAGAAACAGGTTGTGCATGACCGGTCACAAAAGAACTGGTGGTTGAAATTCGAGAAGGCGAAGCTCTAACATGTTCATTCCAGGAAGACTTTACGAGTTCATAGGGCCTTTGGAGCCTCCAGCACAGCGTCTCAACCCATCGGACCAATGCCGTCTCTACCATATCAGTGGTGGCCTAGGCGGTGGCATGCCCGTTTACCTGCATGCGCATTCGGACTGGGTGTTTCTGAGCCTGGGACCATATCACGGTGTCAATTGCTTTGGCTGGGAAAAACTTCTTGGTCCGGATGGAAACCAGTACGCTCTCTGTCCGACACGAGAACACTGGAAAGAGACTATTCTTCATAGTTCACGAGCTGGAGATGTAGAGCGATGAGCGGTAATATTCCTCCAGGAATGCTGTGTCTTCCCTGGCCCGTTGGCTCTATCTTGTCCACGAAGGTTGCATACTACCTTGAATACCTGAAGTGTAACGGGGAAAGGACGGCGCTGCATCGCATTGGTTTTGACCGCCAAGAGAGCGCTACCATGATGTTGTTGAGCGAATGGGAGAAAATCAGCGAAGAGCTGTCTCCAGGGCACTATGGTGGCGGGTATGGCTTTCGTGTTCTGTTGACAACCGGTGTTGTGCTGTGGGTACCATGGGCTCCCAGAAGCTTCGGAACCGAAGAAGTCGCCATCATGTACACGTTCGCTCGTGAGCGATTCGAGCTGGTTTCCGGGTGATGTAGATAAAACCATGCAAAAACGCTGATAAGATAATCGTTGAAATAACGTCTTGGGGATGGTATATTAGGTACATAGAGATGAAGACGAATCACCAGCGAGAGTTCAAGGCTCCCACCGAGCTCAAGGCCGGATACTTTCCGGTTGCCCCTTTCTTCAAGGGGCTCGCTCGTCGAACCTTCCGTCGTGTTGAGCGTGAAGCGATGCTGGAGGTTCGGAAGGACTTCAGCAACTTCGATGGCGTGGTGTTCCCCACCAAGGTCCAGCACGGCGAAGATTCTTGGTTCTGGGACTGACTCGGCATAGCCCATGAAACATCCCGTTGGTAGTCTTCTCAGGGTTGCAGGGTCCAACACCCTGTATGCACATGACAGCTCTGGCGGCGATGAAAACTATCTCCTGATTGGGGCACGAGCGTGGGTTACCATCTACAATCGAGCGATAGTATGCCGTGAGCCATTCCTTCTGCTGGCTGTGTACAGGAACGACAATGGCCAGTTGGTGTGCATCGATCTTCTTCTTTTCAACGGCAAGTTTGTCACGGTCGAATGCACCGAGCTACCAGCTGCGTGGTTGGCACAGGCTTTTGAGCTGGTGAGCTAGAAAGCAGTATGCCATGAGTGATGAAGAAGACAAGCCATCGTTCCATATTCCGGCTGGGTCGCTTATCCAACCGGCACAAGGAATGAAACTGAAAGCGTTTGTGGTTTCTACCGTTGGAACTGCAACCACCGTGCAGATTGAGCACGGTTACACCCTGCTTCTTGTCGATGCGTTTGCTGACATGCATTACGGTGGTTTCTGGCTGGAGTGCCTTGATGTGGAGGGAAGAAAACTGCTGGTTCGGCTTCCGGGTGGCATCGATGGAAGCCTTGCTTTGAACATCGGGAACTTGAGCCGCTCGGAATGGGAAAAGTCCTGGGCGGCAAGAGAACGCCAACACTCGGTGGTTCACCTGACGTGAAACCCCTGAGAATTCCCAAGTAGAATAATCGTTGCAATAACGACCCTCAACTGGCATAATGGTTATAGAAAGAGAGACGAAGGAATATGGATCTCAGCACTTTTACTGACGGGCAGAAGAACCTTGTCAAGTCGTTCTTCGTGCCCTCGAACTGGAGCGTTGCCAACTACAGCGCTGAGCTTGCACGACTTCAGGCTGTTCTTGATGGCATTGAGCCTTCCGCTGTGAAGGATGCGGCGTTGGTCGCTGCTGGTGTGTGTATCACTGCGGTGCAGTGCAGACCGGCACTTCAGGCATATTGCACCCAGGGATTTAGCTTCCGGCTTTCGGCTGTCTTCGGTGGCAAGCACAACGACGATTTGGTTGAGCTTCTGGAGCTTTGCAACCCACACATTCCCGTTCAGGAGAGGCGGCATGTTTCCGAGCTGAAGGCTGGCGATCGTGTGGAGGTTTCGAGCCCGTATACGGATGACGTTCACTCTGCCGACGTGGTTTCTGTGAGAAAGATCGAATATTCGGGCCGTCTTGTGCATTGGATGGCTACCTTCAAGGCGGATTCGTTCAAGTACGGCTCTTTCGAGCGTACGTTCACTTCCGACGAGCTTATGAACGTTGTTGCGGTTCGCACGTATACGTTCGAGTGCTGAATAACGGTCAAGAAAACGATAAACCCTTTGATATTGCACAAGGGTTCTGATAGAGTAGAAACATGATGAAGAGAGCGAGACGGGCACAGAAGCCAGCGGAGGTTGTCATTGGCTCAGCGGTGTTGAGTAAGGCAGTGAACTCTGAGGCGTTGGATGCTCGGTTTGAGCAAGGCGCGCTGGTGAGGATCAGCAAGTCGATGCGTGCTCCTGACGGTTCGGCGTACTTCAAGCTGTTCGGCACGAAGTGCTGGGTCAACGACACAGAGGTTCATGACGTTACGGTTGGAGCGGAGCCTCCAAGACACGTTCGATACAAGCAAGTCTACACTGTTGGTGACTGATACCAGCGGTTGAGTTTCAACACCCACAACAAAAACATATACACGGAGAGTAACGGTACACATGGATAAGGCGATTCTGCATTCGGTTCTAGAGTCTTCTGCGCTGGTTGGCACGGAGGTTGACATCAAGTTCACTTCTGGATTCGACCAGTACAGCGGCCACTATCGAATTGACGTGAACAAGATGGGAAGGGGGCGAGGCGGTTCGAGAGTGATCGAGGCGACGAATCTCACCACTGGTGCGGTCCTTCAGGTTCTTCCTGGGACTCGTAACTCCAGCAACACGGGAGAGCGTCTTCTTGGCACGGCTGTGTCGGAGTACATCGAGAGCTTCACGGTTGGAGGCATCACCTATGACGAAGGCAAGACCGAGAGCGCAACCGGAACTCGTCGCAGGAAGAACGCTCGACCCGAGGCGACCACGACTGCTACGACTCCGACAGAAGCCACGCCACCAACGCCCAAGCAGCCCAAGCAGAAGCGAGAGACCAAGCGTCAAGCAACGACTTCTGCCCGAGCTTCACGTACGATTGAGATTGGCAAGAAGGTTGCCAGCATTCTCGGTCCGCTGTGCCAGGAGAATCCTGGACTCAAGTTGAAGCTGGCCACGAAGACCGGTGACTTTACCGGTGAGTGGTCGGTGGCTGAGTTCACGTACGAGAACGATCGACTTCTGATGACCCTTCATGGCTTGACGAACAAGAACGTGTTCCAGTTCGACACGGCTGTGCATGCTGAGCAGCTGACGGATGCCAGCATGATCGAGGTTGATTGAAAGTATCGATAGGCATACATCGTTCACAAACCCGTCAAGAAAGCTAAGAATCGTGAGAATTCTCAAGTTGGTTGCACTGTCGTCCATGGCCCTTTGTCTCATGGCTTGCGTGGGCATGCCTCCACCATCGTTCGAGAGAACAACTAGTCTTCAAGAAACACCTTGGGTTGAGGTCCGGTTGGTTGGCAACGATAGCGTAGCGGCGACATTCGAGGGCTGCCCGGAACGAACATTTGACTTGACGGCTTGTGGAGAAGAGTGTGGTGTCAGGTCACATGTTTATTGTGACAGCCCACTCAACTACCAGGACACTCTAAGAATAACTTCAGCATCACTACGAATCACTCTTGATGTGGCCAGAAATGCGGGCTGCTTCGTATATGGCGTGCCTACCAACGTCACATATAGGAGGGTTGACGTATCTCCACCCAGAAGAGATTCGCCGACGATTTACAGCAGAGACTTTCATTTCGTCACCATCACGGAAACATTTGTTCGCTAGCCCTAACCCAGCGCTGCCTTCAAGGCTTGTTTCAACTTCACCTTGATTGTCTGAGCTGTCGAACTTAGAGGGATAACGGGGGGAACAACAGGCAGGGCTCTTTTACGAGCTTCTGCCTGTTTCTGCTTTGCAGCTTCAATGTCCTGTTCCACCATCTCAATCAACTCTTCTGGTTGATAAACAGGAACAACTTGTTGCCGTGTCACCTTCGGTTCAGCCGATGCCGTTGACACGCTCATAATCTCTTCAAGCACGTCTTCCGGAACAGCTAGCTGTTGTTCATTCTGAACATGTCTATAAGCCTTATCCAAGGCTTCATCAACATCGAGGCTATCTTCTTCCGTTGAAACCGTTTCCTGCCTCTCTTGCCCCCTTCCTGAGAGAGCAACAGTATGTTCTAGGAGAGGAAGTTGCTGGCCGTCACCAATCTCCAAAACAGCTTTTAGGGTATAAGGTTGTTCTGGGACGAGCAAGCACAGGGGTTCAGGGATACAGAACACGATAGCTTGTTCATGGATGGCGCCAGGAAGACATATGCCATATCCTTGGTCGTCTGTTATTCTTACAACGACCTTCGAAGTTGACGTGTCGACTTGTTCCAAGAGCTGCACTAGTTCTTGGTCTTCGATGCCAACGGCTATGGGCTGGTTTGCGACGACGGCCTTCATCTTCTCCAAGGTGTTTCTCGAAGCATTCCGGGTTGGTTGGGCCTTGCTTCGACATGTTGAGGCTGTGGTCGCTGGGGTTGCGGTTGCCTATACGCTCTGGAGTCTGTGATGAGCTGCCTTCCATTTTGTTGGGGTTGTTGTCCCCCAGCCACGATGGCTGCTTGTTCGACCAGCAGCGGGTATGGGGATATCATGGGAGGCACAGCGATAGAGAACATCTTGACTTTGTTTCGTTCTGCTTCTTGAAGGTTGATGGACTGTTGGTGTGGGTGAACCACATAAGCGTCAACCATGGACTGCATAATCAGAATCTGTTCTGCTAGCTGTCTTGAAACGGAGCCAACGGGCTTCACAAGAGCAAGACCACTTCCGAATCCTTGCTGAACAACGTGGTAGACAGTGAACCCTTCCTTGAGTTGGACTTGTCTAGACTGTTGTGCTTGCTGGTGTGGTTGAGGCATGCCGGGGAGAGGAGCAGTTTGTTGCATGGCTTGCGGCATTGAATCTTGGCGCTGACCCGTTCCAGGGAGAAAGGGTTGTGTTGGTTGCGCAGGTTTCATGGAGTTGTTCGAAGCGAACTGTCCTGAAGCGATGGAGGCTGCAGCTGCTCGAAACTGAGGAGGAACGGAGCCTAGGGCTTCGTCAGCTGTCAAGCTGGCTCCCGTCTGGCTCTGGAACTCTTGCTGCTTCCTCATGATTGCTTGTTGAAGCATGGCCATGTCAACTTCAATCTCTGTGTTGCTTGCAACCCTGGGGTCCGTTGAACCATTGGCATGGGCAGGCCCATAATGAGGAGCATGCTGATACTTCTCAACGATGCTCTTGATGTAAGGGTCGTTGATTGTGGCGGCAGTGTTTTGTTGAACACTTCCTTGTCTTGCACGACCAAAGCGCTCTTCGATGAGAGCTTGTCTGGTCTTGAGTTTCTGGGTTGTCATGATGTGTACCTTATGTGTTGTAGAGGAGTATAACTCTAACTACACATAGCACACAAGCATGCTTCACTTGGTTTTTCTGTACTTGACGTAGCCGTGCTTTGCAAGCAGCTGTTCTAGAACAACTTCCTTGCTCTGAGACACGTCAAATCTCATTGTCGAGATGTTGGGGCCAACATGTTGGGACAAGAGTTTGGCTTCCGGAAGCATCATTCTCAAGAACCTTGAGATGGACACGAAGTCGTCTTGCACATCGTTTCGTCTATAGAAAGCTGGATAGTGCTTGACGTATGTGTTTGCAGCTGCAGCTTCCTCTAGAATCTCCGCTGGGGCCTTCATCTCGTGTAGTAGTTGTTTGTGTATTGCCATGGTGTGTGTGAAATAACTAGTGGCTCACAGCTGAGTTGGTGTTTGCCTGACGGAATTCAACACTAGCTGTTCGAGGCTTCCTGCGGTCAAGAAACCAGTGACGGGATCGAGCGTGAGCATGCGTTGTTTTGCCGCTTCTTTTGACTGCTTGCCCCACATGCCATCAGCTGTTAGGCCAAGTGACCACTGTGCGTACATGACTTTCGCTCTCTTTACAATAGCAACATGAGCCTGAACGGACTTGTCTGGGGCTTTCTGGGTGACAGCACCCTTGTAGCCCGACAGGCACAGTTCTCTGAACCAGTCACCACCGGCCCAGAATGCTTTGCCTGTCTTGTAATAGCGCTCTGTGGGGGCAACAGTGCCTTCGACGGGCACGAACTTAGCAATCCACTGTTCGATGAACTCGCTGCCACTAGAGAACCCTCTATAAAAGACTACAGGTGTATCTCCGCTCTTCACATGTCCTCTAGCACGAAACCATGGAGCTCCGACGCCGTTCTTCTTTTTGTAAGCCTTGGCCCATGCTTCAACACATTTCCAGCCACCGAAGTTCCAGCCGTTCCATGACCTACCCCAACCTGTTTCAGCTATCAAGTTTCCAACGACTTCGAAGGCTTGCTCTGGTGTATCAACAAGCCCGTTGTTCAGGAGTTGACCCATGCAGTAGGCAATGAACCTTGCCGCCTTGGGATTGTTGCCAAGCTTCTTGTAAGCTTCTGGTTGTCCAGGTGTCTTGATTTCTGTGGACAGGTCAAGCCACGAAGGAACAGGATGGTTGGCTAGTTCTGCATCGGTAAGTTCTGGCATGGTGTTATACGCTCTTCTTTCCTAACGCTCTGTACTCTGCCCATATGACAAGAGCCAGAACCATGGTAAGAACAACTATGGTGCTAGCCGAATAAATGGCGTGGATGCTACTGGATACGTACATATTCACAACTTTCTGTTTCTCGGATGTAGATGAACGTGTCCTGGTACAAGAACCTGAAGTATACGACGGTCTCTCTTTCATAGCAAGCGTCTATGTCTTCAAGGTCCATGGACCAGTGTCCGACGTATGTCCTTACCAAGCTCTCAGCCGACAAGAACACAAGGCAGGAACCATCATCAAGGGTAAAGCCCAGGTCATCGATATCGTCACCAAGCGTCTTGCTTACGTATATCTGCTTGTGAAGAGGCCAACCGAAACATCCTGGAATCGTGCATCTAGCCCCTTCACACACATGTTTCGGTTGACCCACGTACATGACTCTGTAGAGGACTCCCGGTATCAAGTGTCGATGCACACTCAAGGACATATACCTTCTCCTACGTCTCAACAGGCACAAGATCGCCAGGACAGCACAGAATCGTTACCACAGCGCCTTCAACGTTCAGAATCGTGCATGCACACACATGCGTTTGTGATTCCCTTCTGAACATCGACACCTTGTAGTCCCGCTCGATGCTCAGCACAAGGAACGGCTTTCCCATGGTTCTATGAGATAGCTGCCATATATCGGAGAGCTTGTAGAGCTGTCCAACAACCACGCCGTCCATTCCAGGCTTATTCTCAACAACAAACAACTCGCCCTGGGCTGCTGAACGCTTCGTCCTGCTCATATGGCATAACTACTAGTCAAAAACTCATGGGTTTGTCTTTATCCGAACGCTATTGTAGAGCCATGGCAAACCCAGAAGAAAAAGATAAAGCAGCCCTCAAGCAGTCCCTACTCATCATCGGCATAGTTCATGCAGTGAAGGACTTGGCCAGTTGGCTCTATGTGTCCCTCATGCTGCACCTTATCCAGTTGACCTTTCTGCCAAGCACGGCACACATAACCTTTTCGAAGGTTGCGTACTTGGTTCTTGTGATACACTTGCTTTCTTACACCGTTGGTCATGGACTTGCAAGTGGTGCGGTCGCCCGTGGAGAGAGCGTAGTCGACAAGTTGAAAATAAAAGGGGAGCACCAAGTCAAGGGTCTTGCTGGACGGCTTGTTGACTACATTGAAAACCTTGCTCTCAAGGTTAGTGCTCGGGACAAGGGCGACGACACACAATCAGTCAACTAGACTGAAGGTTTGTGCAACAATCAGCCCACAAGCTTCTTGAGCTTGAGAATGTCTCCCATGTTGTTTCTGACCTGACGTAGATAACCAATCATTGTCATGACAACACGCTTTCGTTCTGCTGCTGTGGGGTTGCTGAGATAGTTCTCCACAATAAGAGCCTCACCCTCTTCAGCCAGCTTGTCAGCCTTCTCGAAGGTCTCGTTCATCAACGACTCTACCTTCTTCAAGTAAGCACGAAGCTTACCATCCTCTCCAGCTGTAAGCATCGTAGCGTCCATGCTTTCTTTCACGATGGAACGCACAAGCTTCTGCAGCTCAACTCCTGTGATTTTCTTGACTGTTGTCATGGTGATATCACTTCTTGCCGTTGCTGGGTTTGCTAGCTTCGGACATTCCGAAGCCAGAGCGGCTTGCGGGTGCATACGAAGCACCACCGATGATTCCTGCTAGCATCTGTCCAACTGACTTCTTGAGCCCTTTACGAGCCATGGCGGCCATCTCTGGGACACCTTCAAGGGCAGAGAACACTCTGGCTTGAACGGCCAAGTTCCGATCAACAAGCGATGGGTCTTCAGCAATCTCAGAAGCAAGAATACCTGGATCGATGTCTAGGCCCTTGAACGCCGATGCTACAATGCCCTTCAAATCCTTGCCACGAAGCTTAGCAAACATTCCACCCTTCGATGTTGCTGCCTTCTTCAGAGCTTCTGCGGACTGTTCTGAACCGAACAAAGCTTGATAGCCTGTGAAGAACCTTGTGGCTCCAGCAAGCACATCAGCGATAAGGTCCATCTTGCCTTGTCTGTCGGATGTAAGAGCGCCAGTGCCCCCCTGTGCTCCCTGCTCTTTCGAAGAGATACCATCAATGTCCCTCATGGCTTGCATAGCTTGACCGAGCTGGAGGCCCTTCAGATATCTTCCCAAGACGTTGTCTCTGTTGGCCTTGAACACTTCAGCAATCGCCTTGCCGAACGCCATGACCTTTTCTTTCTCCTCTGGAGAATAGAACTCCAGAATGAGATAACCCACGTACCTGTTGGTAAGCTTGTTGTACTCCCTGAGCAGCTTCAAAGACTTTCTGCTGGCGGCCAACATAGCTTCTGGCTTGGCTGTCTTGCTTTCAGCTAGCACTCTAGATAGTTTCTTGGCTTCAACAAGCACAGGCTCAAAACCTTTGGCAGCTCTGAGCTTGCCGTCTTGAACGAGCTTGTTGGCCGACTTCTTCTGTTTCATCTGTTGATACCTCTTGTGTATGTAGTCAATAACTACAAGAGGCTCAACGAAACGCTACTTGTTCTGCTTAGAACTATAGTTCGGGTAATACTTGTACAGGATGTTCGTTCTGAATTTGTACAGCACACCTTCTTGTTCGGTCAAGTCAGCGTCCTTGACGAAGTACATCTCTCCACAACATACACACCGAAGTCTTCCTGCTCGGTACTTCCTGTAGTCCTCAACGGACTGAATCCTCGACAGATTCCATGGTCTGACAACCACTTCCCATCGATGCCCATACCCGAGCAGATAGCACTTGGCTTTCTGAACTAGTGCTGCCACCTTGTGTCTCCACAAGTCAACACGAGAAAACCCACGCCAGTCAAACGGGTTGAGCTCCGTTTCCGGAGTCAACTCATCGCTAGCGACACACACCATAGACCCATCTTCCAGCGCTTCATTGTTCATAGAGAACATTATAGCGGTTATTGATGGGATATTCAACCATTATGTTGCACAGGAAACAGCCCGAACAGGCTGTCATCAACCGTACAACACTATAGTGACTAGAAATTGTATTTGTTATGCTCTTGTTCGTGGCACCCTTCACACAACACAAGGCCACTTACCTTGTTAGCTATGTGATGGAATGCGACAGCTTCAACGATGGTCGACTTCAATTCGTGGGACTCTTCAGCGGGTGCTAGAGCATAATAGTCATTCCATCCATGTGCCATGGCTATTTTATGAACGATGGCAGCCATACGTTCCTTGTCATGATGAACTTCGAATGGACCTCTATTGACCCCACAATGAGAACATGCGAACCCGGCAGCAACCAACAACGGATACTTCCATTCCGTGTAAAGTCTTCGGTTCGCATGGCAACTTGTAACGAGACCAGAAACGCCACCCTTCCATCCAGGATGTTGAGCACCAACAAGAGGCGTTATGCGTCCCTCCTTCCAGGCCCGTTTCATAGTTTCAGAGCGTCGCAACTTTTCTTCGGGTGAAATGTCTTTTACGGCCTTTTTGATTCGGTCGTCAGTTTCTTTCGTCTTTCCCTTCGACCAGCGTTGGCCCGTGTCGTTAGAAACAAACGGTTTCCATTCTCCCGTTTCAATCATGGCTCTTCTGGTATTCAGGGAGTTCTCAACAGACTTCGCTGTTTGGAAGTTGTTGACAATACGAGAACTATGGCCAACCTTATAGCTACTAAACCCTCTCGTTATGTCGAGAAACTTCGTCTCTTCTCCACAGCCACACTCGCAGCACTTTGGTGCCCCACCAGTATGCAACGCCATATACAACAGCTTGGATGTCCTTCCATGTCCCTTTCGATAGTGAGCCGAGAGGGAAACCATTGAAGAGAAAGACTTGAGACACTCTGGTTCTGGGCAACTGTAAATCGTTTCCATCCATTCGAGTATGTGCGAAGAGAAAACGCTTGGCTTGGAAAAACCAGGGACTAGAACTGCATTGCCATGTTGTCGAAGCGGATTGTTAGTGTGATTTCTGCCATATCAGCAGTGCTGTCATATGACAGGTCGCCGAAGTTCATGCTTGTGCAGAAAGCGCCCTTGATGTCCCAGAGCTGAACTACTGTTCCTACTGGGTCAATCATCTTGATCTGAATGTCACGCTTGTAGAAGTCTGGATAGCCGCCTCTGCCCGACACTGAGTCGAAGCAGAGTCTTGACCATTCCATGACTTGCTGAGCGCCCGAAGGCATGATTGGATCGTGGAGTGTAACCGACAGTGTTCCGAAGGTTGTCTTTCCAGCGATGTATCTTGTGCTACCCAGCCAGTTGATTGTAACTTCTTCGGTTGTAATCTCTGGTCTTGCAGCTGTCTTCACCAAGAACGCATCGATACCTTCGATTGTGAAGATAAACTGACGCTTCATCAGTGGTGTGAATGGAGCTGGAAGCATCTCTGGTGTGTCGAGTGTCTGAGCCATGGTGTGTTATTCTCCTGCTTGTATGCTAACTAGATGTTTCCTGCGATATTCAACCGGTGACGAAGTTTGCCCTGTTGCTGACAGTGAATTCGATGCTCAAGAACTCAAGGGAAGTTGTTGGAACGATGAAGATTTTACCCTTGATGGTCTTGTTGTCGAGGTCAGACTGAGTGGTTGTGGAAGTGTCGATCTTCACGAGGAACTTCTCAACACCACCTTGTGCTTGGTATCTGGACACGATAGGCTTCACTGCCGCCTGGAAGGCTTCCAGTGTCGCTTCTCTTGCTGGCTCGAACATGAACCTGTTTCCAACTTGACGAATCTCTCTGCGAAGAGCGATAAGAAGTCTTCTCACGTTCACTCTGTTTAGCAAGCTGTCCTTGTTCAACAGGGTCTTCTGTCCCCACACAACTGGTCCAACTCCCTGCTTGCTGACAAGAGGGTTCATTCTTGCCACGTAAAGGGTGTCAGAGGTCGACTTGTTGAGAGCAACGGAGAAGTCTGAGACGTTTGCCAGCGTGCCTCTGGTGAAGCCTGCAGGAGCGTTGAAGGGCTGTCCAACGGCATCGTTCTTGCCGAACGCTCCAAGCACTGCAACTGATGGTGGAACCTTCTCAAACACTGTTCCGTTGTCTAGACGGATGTTGGTGTCTGGGAAATAGGTTGCAGCGAACGAGCTATTGACTGCTCTTGTGTTGAACTGCTGGGCTGTCTGTGTTACGGACACGTTGGTGTACGAACCAGTGAGGTTGTTGCCAAGAGCGTCGTACTGCTCTGCATCCATGATGTAGAAGCAGTCGAAACGGTCCTGTTCAACAGTGCTGATAGCGTTGTCTGTAACATATCTTGCTCTCACTCCTGGGACGGCAAGAACTTGAACGTCTAGGTCGTTCACGTCGCTTACCACTTCAAGAGCCTTGAGGTAAGACTGGACAGTCGCACCGTTGGTCAGACCACGGCTTGTGTTGTCGAGTTCTTGTGTGATGGCGGCGTTCTTCATGTAGCGTGTGTCGCTGTTGAAGATACGAACACCGTCGAATCCTCTTTCGAGGTAGAACGAGAACTTGGCAAGGGACTGGATAGATGCGCTGCCTGTAAGGTCGTTTACGGCCAACGCTCTTGTCTTTGTTGCGTGACTTGCAACAATGTTGCCTGCACGCACGTAGCTCCAGCTCAACACGGCTGTTGCACTTACGTCTGGAAGACCATTGCTTCCAGTCACAACCTTCACCTTGTCCAAGCAGAACAGGTTGTTGTTGAAAGCGTCGGAATCAAGAATGTTGCTTGCCGCTGTTGCAGCTGTTCCTGTGTTGTCGAACACAGCCATCTGCACGTTCGATGAGCCTGTTAGGTTCGGGTAATACTTGCTGTATCCCAAGATGCTTGGGTTGAACAGTGCGCTGCCGTTGATGTCGGTTACGCTTGTCTGCCTCTGGAACTGAACACCCCAGAACAGGTTGGTGTCGACACCTGCGCTAGCAGCTGCCTTCTTCAAGTTCAAGCGCATTGGGATAGGAGGCTGAGCAGCCTTGTAGAGCGGCTTGTGTCCAAGGATGTTGGTTGCAAAGTATGGGTTCCCTGTGTTGATCAGGTCGCCTTGGCGAAGGTCAACAAGAGAAGAAGATCCACCGGTAACCAAGTGCTGTGGACCACGGAAACCGAATGGAACAGCAGAGCTGTCGATATCCATGTTTTCAACGATGTCAGCCATCTCAACTCTCACATAACGTGAGCGGTTAGACTCTGCACCAACAGTGACAACTCTCTGAGAGGCTGTGTCAGTGTCGAAGTCAAAGTACGAGTTCTCGGTTCCGATTCTCTTGGCAATGTAGTTTGGGCTTTCTGGGTCAAGAGAGCAGTTCGAGAACGTCTCAAGGATTACAGAAGCTCCGGTCTCATCCCTGTCGGTAAGCCTACGAACAAGAACGTCGAACTTGCCATATGGCTGAGTTGCTGTTCCTGGCTGGATGTTCATGATGGAGATTTTCACATCCGAGTTGCTTGCCTCACCGTCGCTCCTGTGATGGAACTTGAACAGGTTGTAGTACGTACCACCGAAGTTCTGGGAGATAACCCACGGAGAGAAAGCATGGCCGTAACGATCTTCGAAGTTCTCGTAGTTCGGTGTGATTGAGCTTCCAACGTTTGATGTGTGGGTAGCAGCAGCACCAGAGGTGGGTGTCAAGAACGCAATGTTCTGAACAGCACCGAAGGCAGAACCCGAAGCAGCAACGATAACACCAGAACCGGTAGGAACTGCAAGTGCTGAGTACACATCAAATGCGCTGTAAAGAAGGTGTCCAGCTTCCTGTGTCTTCAGTGGGTCCGTGTTGAACACGTTTGCAAAGTAGTTCACAGCCTGTGGATCGAAGCTGGCCGTCAACACGTTTGGATATCTCGTGTCCGTTCCCTTGTGTCCGTTCATCAACAGAACGAACGACTGCTTGCCGCTAGAGATATCAACGGAACCAGTGAAGGCACCAGAGAACACAGCTTCGGTAGGCACGAAGTAAGACGCAGGAGCCGCACTAGGAGACGCAGCAGAGCTCAGTCTCAGAATGACACCCGATGGTGCGAACAACACGCCACGGACGATTGGAACCGATCCTGTGGTCGTCTGAAGGCTAGCGTCAGAGAAGATAGTGCTGCCAGCACTCTCCGACATAAAGCAACCGAGAACGTAAACAGAACCTGTCACGTTTCCTGTGTTTGCATACGGGTTATGCCCTAGGGCACCACCGCTGCTCTCAACAGGCTGCTGAGCACCAACAACGAATCCAGAACCAGAAACAGTTCCGTCACCGTTACGTGTTGCACCAGTTCCAGCTCCAAGTGTTCTGATCTGAACTAGTGGAACGGAAGTGTTGGTGAACCATTCCCTTGCGGCAAGATAGCCGTTGGGCGTGTCCGTGCTAGCACCACCAAACGTTGCAACGAACTCAGGCAAGGACGTGACGGTTGTTGGTACGAACGCTGGTCCCTTCACTGTTGGAGACACAACACACGCTGGTGTGCCTGACGGAGTTTTTACTGCTGGCCCAGTAACCTCAACTTCGTTGGTTATCACACCGGGGCTTCTAAACGTACTTGCCATGTTGGTTATTCTGCCTTCCTATAAAGGTTGTCGTTCGATAACTAGGACGACACAAAAAAACTCCCATGGAACACATGGGAGTTTCTCAGGCAGAATACAGGTGGTTGATGTTATCAGCCGAGCTGCACGCCAGACGGTGTCACAATGAAGTCCATGATGACATATTCGATAGCCCTTGTTGGGAGCAAACGAATTTGTACGTTCATACGGTTGCTTCTGACATCCTCGGCTGTGTTGTTTCTGCTGTCACAGATAACAGCGAACTTCTCGATACCTTGCTTCTGTTGAACAGAGCTTAGAATCAATGAGGCTTCGTCAATCATTCTCTGACGTAGTGCTGGTGTGTTCTGTTCGAACAAGATACGGTTTCCTACGGCCACCATCTGACGCTTGACTTCCAGAACCATACGCTTGACGTTGATGGAACGTAGAGCCGTGTCATTCTGCTGGAGCGTGTTCTGCGAGAAGAACACATAGTTTGCCGTTGGGAACTTGACGATTGGGTTGATGTTCGCATCGAACAACGAGTTTCTGTCGACTTGGTTTACTCTGATTGCTGTCATCGACACGAAGTTCAAGGAACCACGGTCGAAGCCTGCAGGTGCGAACCAAGGGAACTTCACTCTGTCGTTGTATCCCAGAGCTGCCACAGCAGCCACAGAGGCGGGAAGAGTAACCTTCCTGGTGTTCACTGTGTCTTCCACAACAACCGATGGGAAGTACGCTGCTGCTGCGTTGTTATCCAGCGCACGGTTGACGAATGCGTTGGTTGTCTGTGTGATAGAGATGGTCTTACCTGTCTCTCCATCAAAGATACGACCAGAGGTTGTACCGGACTGGTCATATTGCTGGATGTCCATGAGATAGAAGCTAAGGCCGAACTCTAGGTTTTTCTCCAGAGCATAGTCCGTCACCAGTGGGTCACGTTGTCCAGGGATAACGAGGATGTTGTTGTTGGCAATCGATGGGTTGGTTGCAACATCTACAGCTGTCTTGTAAGCAACAACATTGCTGTTCGCTGTACCAGCACCAGTGTAGTTCACGCTTGTTGGCGCTCCTGGAGAGACATAGCTGGCGTTTGCAAGGCCATATGTGCTGTTGGCGCCAACGTCGTCCGATGTCGAACGATCGCTGAACCTAGCGGCTTGCCTGTCGAAGATGTTTACACCATCCCAGCCGCCTTGCAAGAACGTTGTGAACTTGGCGAACTGAGAGTATGTGTTGAATGTCGTTGCGCTGCTGCTGTTGAGCAGGGTTGCAAGTGTCACACGGTTGCTGTAGTTCGAAGCGACATAGCTTGTTGGATCGATTGTGGCGTTCCTCAAGTAAGCAGCCTCACGCATGTGTGTTGCTGCACTGGCTGTCACTCCAGCAAGGGATGTGTTCGACAGAGCAACCTTGGCAAGCGAGAACTTGTTGTTGTTCAAGGTGTCGGACTGCGAGCCTGTGGTGATAACACCAAGCTCTTGAATTCCCACGAACTTCGAGAAGTTCTCAACGATAGGGTTGATTTCGTCATTCACGTTGACGTTCAGAACGCTACCGTTGTTTCTCTCGAACTTCACGCCCCAGTACATCCTGCTATCCAGAATGGTCTGTGTTCCTGGGCTGCCTGCAATGCCGCTTGTGGCAAGAGAGTTGCGTGTGATGGTGAAGCGATATGGAACTGGAGGAACAATCGAACCAGAAAGGTTCGGCGCTCCACCAGCAGAACACGACACGCTTGTGATTCTTGTGCTTCCAAGAGCTACGCTGCCTGTTTGGTCAGTCAATGCTACGTTCGTAAGCGGCATCTGGTGACCATGGAAACCGAATGGCAGAGCCTTCTCTGGCACTTCTCCAGCATCAAGCTGGGCACTGGTCACAACACGAACATACTTCGAACGGTTGCCGTACTTGCCTGTAACCAACGCTCCACGGTCCTCAACCTCAACAGCGTCGAAGTTGAACACAGCCTTCTTGTCACCAATGACCTTGGCCACATAGTTGTCACTCTGTGGATCGAGCGACAGGTTGTTGAACACTTCAAGGACTTGTGGGTCTGCATCACTGTCCTCGAAAGCTCTCACTGTCAGCGTAAAGGTTCCGAACTGTGTGTTTGGGTTCGTGGAAGCAAGCAGGTTCGAGATGCTTACCTTGATCTTGTTTCCAGCGTACGCACCATCATCTAGTGCTTCGGTATAAAACAAGTCATACTCGATATTACCGAACGGCTGTGAGATGAAGTATGGAGACTTCGGTGCCTTGTAGCGTGTGTTGTACCAGCCGAACACATCTCTGTACTGAAGGCCAAGGCTGTTGGCGTTGCTGGAGCCGGAGAGCACTGCTACGGTTGGAAGGTCGGCACTTGTCTGAAGAGCGGCAACCTGTGCGTCAACTGGATAGTGGACGTACAACAAGTGCTTCTTCTCAACGAAGTATTCTGGGTTGGTGTTTAGAATCTTGCCCACGTACTTGTCGCTGCTTGGGTCAAGGGATGCTGAGAACACCTTGATTCCAGCAAGACCGTCATCGCTTGCAAAGGTTGAGCCAGCGCTTGTGCTCAACACAAGCTTGAACATGTCCTGAAGGATGCCTGTCGTTCCAGCCTTGGCTGCTTGATAGTTCTGTGTGCCTGCCGAGATGGTTGACGCATCAAACACTGCTCCACCAGCACCAGAGAGCACAAGAAACCTTGAGTCCGGGGTTGTAAACAACACGGCTCTTACAAGGTGTGCGTTGTCAGGAGCGCTTCCATCTACATCGTAGCTGTCGTTGTTGGTGAAGTCAGGATATCCGTAGACTTCGTTTGTCTGCACTGAGTGCTTTGCTACAAGGAACTGTACAACGCCTTGCAGTGCGCCACCAGCGAACTCTGTTCCATTACCTACGACCTTCATGCCTGCATTGACAACCGTTCCACTTACCATGGTGTTCGAGATGTCTGCAGATGAGCTGTTGGCACCACAGCCGAGAACACGGATGTAGTTCACCGATGCTAGCTCTGAACCCTTGGATTCAAGGAACTTCTGAGCTGCATATCCACCAACGAACTTGGGGTCAACTGAACCAAACTTGTCAGCGAAATCAGTGTAGCTTCCAAGACTCACTGGAATGAAGGCTGGGCCTTTCTCTGCCGCCCCAATCACAGTGGCAGGAACACCACCCACCGGAGTCTCTCTCTCTGTAAGGTCAAACTCCCTGTCGAAGTAGTTCGGAGCCTTCAATACGATTTCTGCCATGATTTATCCTCGCTTTTTGAGCTGTGTGAAAGTTCTACGGGATAAATAGAGATAGGTGGCCTGTTTCCTGGTCCTGTGATATTCCTAGGAAACTATGTACCTATTTCCTTGTGCCGTTGAAGAACTCCATAAGAGACTGTTCATCAGAGGCGGTGTACTCGGTTTCACCGTTCTTCTGATACCTGCTGGTCTGGGAGATGACCTTCGACTGTTTGTTGCCGTTTCTGTCCGTGTATTCTCTTCTGTAGAGGTACTTTTGCTGTGTGGTTGGTTTTGGTTTCGTTGCAGGGTCTAGTTCCAAGTCGGAAAGAATAAACGGATTGGTGTCCACCAACCCATCCTTGGTTTCGTTGAAGTTGTCTTGGTTACGTGTTTCCCCAACGAAGCTGTCACCTGGGTCCGAGACTTCGAATGACACTGTTGGTGCCGACAAGTATCTCTTGAATGGCACTCTCTGTCCCTCGCCTTGAGGAGCAAGCAGGTAACCTCTTACTGTCAGGGTTACACTGTACTTGATAATTCTCTCTTGGTCTGTGATGTCTTCGAAGTTGTCCTGCGCTGAAAGTGTCGGGTCCAGAGTAGACCCAAACCAATAACCCTTGTCAGTCTTGAGATAGAACCCTTTGCCTGGAGACAGTTGGTTCGCTAGTAGCGTATCAATCAGATAGTTCATGTGCTGTGTATAAGCCGTCCAGAACACGATCTCATACGTCGCCGTGAACATCTGTGGGAATGGTATGGAGATGACTTCGTAGACGTGGTTGTTTCGTAGTGTCCCAGGCTTGTCATCCAACAACATGCCTTCCTTCAGTGACGGTAGTTCTGCTGCCGATCCAACGTTCCCCCGTAGAGACGTTGGAGGTGTTGACATGTGTTTCAAATTTAGTGTGTTGATAAGAGACTGGTAGTCTCCATCTGTCACGTCATACCTTCTCTTGATGACCAACTCTCCAGGAAACAAGTCCCCACCTTGCTGTTCAATGCCTGTTCTACGAATAGAGATGGCTGGAAGTATCAACACACCATTCTTGTCTCTGAACGGCTTCAGTCTCTTAGCAAGAGCAAACCTCTCACCCGTAGCCATAAGAACAAAAGGCTTGCGTACGTTTATCTGTTCGTTGTTTCCTGTTGTTATAGCCTTGTTTTGGAACTTGATATCCTTGTCGAACAGAGAATGCACGGCTATGTCAACGTCTTCAATTCCACAGGAAGGAACATAAAACGTTGACGGATCATTTCCGAGAGTGTCATACCCAGTATCAACCTGTCCCTTGTCTTCACGATAGGGAACGTTCTGTCTTGTTGTCATTCGTCATATATTCCCTTCTTCGCTGGCATAGGATCGTTGTTGAAAGAGCTTGCAGCATCCTCTTGAATGAAGTCTCCTGAAGGTGAAGCGTCATTCCCAGGTTCTACCCTCTTCGCTCCTGTTCCAAGAGCAATGTCAGGCATCTGATGTCCTAGCCTGTTCCTGAGCTCACGAACGTCTCCAGTGGCTTCCCCTGTGCTAGACACAGGAAGACCTCTCTGCTGCTCAAAGATCGTCTGCGCACCCCCTCCAGCGGCTTTGGTGGGCAATGGGAAACTGTTCGGGTCAAGCTGTCCAAGCCTTGCTGTTCTTGCCGTTATCTTCCAAGAGTTGTCGTGCTCTTCAAGTCCGAAGATGTTGTTCATGTTGGTGAAGGTAAGAACCTCGAACAGAACGTCACCGTAGGAGAACATGTCACCCTCGGATGGATAGAACCCCTTGTCAACCAAGTCCTTGTACTGGATTAGAACCTCAAGCTTCGCCTCCTGGTCCGGACCAAACGCTGTTGTCTTGCTGGACCATTCTGGCTGGCCCACAAGAGCGTTTAGTCTTATCGGACGCTCAAACACCTTCTTCACCGCTTCGTTGTAAACAGCGTGAACAGCACTCTTGACAGTGCTCAAGGGGTAATACTGGATTGTCTGTCCAACAACGTCCTTTATCACTTCTTTCGTGATGTCGTTGATGAACTGTATCTCACGTTGTCCGACAAAGAGGCGTGGAATGGGAATACCCTAGCTTTCTGTGATGATAACTATGGATGATTCGTGGCCCACTTCTTCGGAAGCAACAAGGAGCTTCCAGCCCTTGTGGGTTTTCAGCCTTCCATGAAGCAGGGCGTAAAGCCCTTGCTTGTAAAGCCCATGTTCCTTGGCGAACGTTGGCACATGTGAAATGTTGTGATATATCGTGCCATCAGGCGCCAACAGCGAGCCATATGTCTTTACCGGCTGCGTGCTATTTCTGTTGGCGATGTTCTTTCGGGCCTGTTCTTGCTTTTTGGCCCTGAACACTGGGTCTGATGCGATTCTTTCGTTGATAGCTTTGGTCCGCCTTGCCTGATTTGCTGGATCGCTGAGAGCCGCTATAGCAACTTTCCTTTGGTTAGGGTCTTTCATTCGTTCTTGCATTAGAACGGACATGGCTGCACGATGTTCTTCGCTTTCCCATAGCCGTTTGGCATGTTTAGAAGCTTTCGCCTTATATTCCGGCGTATCCATGGCCGCCATTCGTTTGATGGCCACTTTCTCTTTGAAACCGGGTTCTTGCCACTTTTTCTTCATGGCTTCGCTTTGCTTGGCACTTGTTTCCGTTGGCGTCTTCGAATGACATGCCCGCCATTCTCCTCGGATTATTTCGGTGCAGTTGTAGCATGCTCGTGTTCCATCCTCTAAGATAAGTCGGTATACGTTTGAGATACGTCGCTCTTCGGCGGCGTTTCTTTCTTCTTTCGACGCCCCAACCATAACCTCCAGTACGCAGAACAGAAGGAAGTTGTCGTGTCCTAAGAGCGTGACACATTTGTTATAATCGGCCTGCAAGAATCGATTCGAATGGTTACCACCCATAAGGTCACGACAATGATTCTGCCAACGGTTTCTGAACCGATTCGTTTGCCCAATATACACTCTGCCCGTATGCGTGTTGGTGATTTGGTAAATGCCACCCAAGTGACCGTGTTCATTGCTGTTGAATATCACCGAACAAGCATACCACTATTCGAACGGTAAACAAATCAATACATTGTTAGGGCCACTTTCGGACTCATAGGCGTGTATCCGAGCATTTTTACAGTGTTCTCAGCCTTCGTAGCTTCACGCTCAGCAATCTTGTCATATGTAAGGTTGTCGAGCGTTTCCTTGAGAGTCGTCAAGAGTTTCTCTTTATCTTCTCTACCGGCAGTTACAAGGTCTTCACCGTTCAGGGATATAGACGTACCGGGCACAGGAATCTCCTTGAACTTGCTTCTCACTCTTCCTAGGAGTTCTGTTGCAAGAGCTAGAGTGTACTGAGCAATCCAGTTCCTACTCCAGATGTTCAGTGAGTTGTAGTTCAGTGGACCGAACGGAGCGTTGAATGGACCGTTGACGCCATAAATCTTGTCATCCTGATAAGAACCAGAGACTCCGGCACCAGTTGTGTAGTAGCTGGAACCACTTGCAACAAGTGTTGAAGCGATGGTTGGAAAAGGAGACTTGCCGTATCTCACTCTTATCCAGAACCTGCTGTTGTAGTTGGGAGTGATTACGCTAGGAGTTGGATAAATGCGAATAGTCCTTCCAACTATCTTGTAACTGAAGTGAGACCTTCTCATCTTCTGCGCTGTCTTCAACATGCTTGAACGCAGAACGTCTTCGAACAGCGGCAGCACATAGAACCTTGTGTCTGGGATATAGCTTTCAACAGGAAGTCCTGAAGCAACGAAGTTCGAAGCAAGGTTCGAGTTGAACATGTACTGCACTGGGGCGTTGTGGAACACCTCGACAACTTCCATGGTTCCGACAGAGCCTGAAGGCTGCAGGGCGAACAACGTTTGTCCAGTTCCGTTTCCATCAAACAGCTCTGTGTACAAGTCATAGTCCTGCCTGCTGCCTGTGAGGTTCATGTAACCAAGATAAGTCTGTTCAGTCTGACTGTACCCGATGATACCTGCGTATGGGGCAGCAAGAGAGTTCAGGAACTCAAGGTTCTGCTGAACGTACATGTTGGTGATGTTGATGTTGTTGACTCCGTTGGAGTCAACCGAACCGGTTGGCATTCCCATGAGGTTCGCCAAGTTCGAGATGTTCTGGTACTCAATCATCTTGCTGTTGAACTCTCTTGTTGCTTCCTCAAAGCATGACCAAACCATAGGCTTGGTCAGCTCAACACCCAGAACGTCTTCTCCAAGACGCCTGAACACGAACGTAACAAGGCTGTCAGCATCACTCTGGAACAGAGTGTACTTGTCGTAGAAGCCAAACGGTGTTGGATGGAGAGTTGTGTTGAAGGTTGACGCCATGATGGATGCACATAACTAGCGCCAGTATTTCCTAGGAATCTACTTCTTCGCCTTCTTCTTGCCACGCTTCATGAGTCTGTGAACCGTTCCATACACCAGAGCTCCTAGGCGTTGACGCTCTTCCGGGGTCTTCGCATTCGCTGGGTCTCCGTACTCATCCTTGAGTGCAAGAATAACCTTCTCCCACTTGGCAGGAAACTTACCTTCAACAACAAGCCTGCCCACTTCCTCGAACAGAACCCGAGAAACCACTTCTGCCAACTTCTTGACCTTCGGTGCTTTTGGCTTCTCTGCCTTCGCTGTAAGTTCCTTGCTAGCAGCGACGAACGACTGCATGATGGTTGAAGCGGCCTTCTTCAACTCGGGAATATCAGGCAGCAGCGAAGCAAACAGCTTCGCATCACCGTTCGTAAGAGCTTGTCTTACCATGGTTCCAGAGATGCGCTTGCCAGATGGTAGCTGCACTTCCTTCAGCGCTACAGGGTGAATACGGCTTTCTGCTGCAAGTGTTGGATAGAGCTTCTGAAGCTTGTCCAGGCTGTACCTGCCTTCAATGTCTTCGGGACCAGCGAACAGATAAAAGTCCACAGGCTTGTCCATGTTGTCCTTGATAAACTGGAAGGTGGTACCAACAGGAGAGCCAGGAACAAACACCACTTCGACACCCTTGCTCTCAAGCACAGGCTGGATGAACTTCTGAACGTATTCCTTCGCTACTTTGCCGCTGAGAGGAAACTCCCCAGGACGCACTCTGTCTTGTTCAGACAGAAACAGATATAGCTTGTCAACGGATTCCTTCGCCGCCAACACACTCAAAAAGTGTCCTATGTGCATAGGCTTGAACGAACCAGGGAACAGCCCAATCTTCTTCACTGCAGACTTAGTCATGGCCATAACTAGCCTAGTTATCACTCATGAATGACAGAACACACAAACTCATAAGACTCTTGACCAGAGTCCTTGTGGTAGAACACCTTCAACAACTAGCTGAAGGTGGTGCAGCTGGCCACATGGCTCATCCCTTCGATGTTGAATCGGTCAAGTCCGGTAAAGACTTGGTCGAACTGTTTGGCAGAGCAGCCATCTACCTCGCCAAGAACCCAACACACGCCAGCGTCAAGATAGACGGAATCAACGCAAGCATAAGGCTCGCAACAGTTGATGGTGTCAAGCAGTTCGTTATTGACAGAGGTTCGAACAAGCCACTTGACGTAAGAGGAGTAACCAAGGCCGACCTCGAATCCAGATTCGGTCCTGGCCATGGCATGATAGAACGTGGAGGCAAGGTTCTAGATATCTTCAACTCTGCTCTACCGGCCATAAAGCCAGAACTACAAGAACTCGGAATGCTCAACAACCCCAACGTGATGTTCAACATGGAATATGTTGCTGGTGGCAAGACGAACGTTCAAGAGTACCAGGACAACTTCCTTGCCATCCATGGGCTCCTGGAGATTATGCAGGTCAGTCCAACCAAGAGAACAGCCACAGAGACATCCTTCAACAAGGATGCCCTAGAAAGGCTCCTGGTGAAACTACAGCCATATGCAAACAAGCAAGGCTTCAAGGTTCTGCATGCCGTTATTCCTATGCAGTCTAAGCTTCCAGACTTCAAGGCAGAACTAAACAAGTCCTACACCGTAAACATCTCTCCTGACGTACAAGAGACAAAACCTCTAAAGGCATGGCTCCAAGGTGTGAGCATGCTTCCTAGGAACATGTCCCTGAAGCTATCAACCGGAAAGAAAGTCGAAGCCATAAGCAAGGACGTGTTTCAGAACATCATGAATGGAACACCGGTGTCCTCTTACCTAGCTGAACCACTGCCCCAGAACGTCAAGGCAGCCGTTGATGGCTTCGTTGTCTATCTCGCAACCATGAAGTTGGGAGAAGCACTGCTGAACTCTCTTGACAGCGAGCTCGGTCCCGTCGGCTCCCAAGAAGGTATCGTCATAAGAGGCTTGACCCCCAAGCCTTTCAAAATCACGGGAACCTTTATCATCCGTGGTCTAGACAGTGCTTTCGCCAAAGCCTAGTTCGAGCCTCTGCAAGCCTCACCAGAGCCCGAGAACAGCTTCAACGGGTCAACGTGAGTGGGTTTCGAGAACGGGCTCTACAATGGCGTATAGAGCTCACAGTTCAAGAACAAACCGGTTGTTGGTTGAGCCATATACTCTCCACACGTTGTTCTCTTGAGCTACCACAGCTTCGGACTTTCCTGGTTGCGCCTTGAACTTCAGCCTGGGATATCTTCTCTGTCCATCCGTATACCAGAACGAAGGCTGGTCGGTTTCTCCATCTGTCTTGAACCCTGAGTTCGCATACACAGCACCAGCTCTTGTACTTCCTCCAAACCGGTTGTCTGCATATGTGACAATCTTGTTGAATCCGTTGTTGCAACACCAGTTCGAAACGTGCTTCAACAACTTCGAGAATCCTCCTCTTACTCTTGTGTTCAAGATGCTAGCAAACCTGGCAATCTCCATCCCACCCTCTGCCTTCTTTCGTTGAAGGTATCCTGGAAGTCTAAGACTTATGGCCGCCACAACCCTTTCTTCCTTATCAACGAGTCCAAATGACACACGACAACCAGTATACCCAGCTATGTGGTTCTCTTCGAAGAACACCCTCGCTTCTCGCATATCCAGTTGCTTCACGGTTGTGTCCCTGGCGTTGACAGACTGAACCGTAGACCCAACACCGTTCCTAACCATGGATTCAACGATGGCCCTCTTGTTCTCCCACTCATCCTTGAAGAACAAGTAGCTCTTGATATCGCTGGAGGGTGGGGGTAGATTGTGGTTCTGCAAGTCGTGCAACCGAACCTCCATCTCTTCGCTTGTCCAAACACATGGTTGTTCGAGCTTGAAGGGGGCAACAGAGGCAAGAAACAATTCAAACTCATCAACACACGGTGACCTGGGTTGAGCCTTCCATCTACTCTCTAGGGCTTCCTTGTACCTGAACCGTCTACCCCTTGTTGTGTTCCTCCGACCAGAACACACACCGATAATCATGGGAAAAGGAATGCCCGTTATCTTCTCTGCTTCTGCGAGACAAGAGAACTCGGCGACAACCTTTCCTTCAGCATCTATCTCCACAACTTCACGCTTGTTGTGTCCACCGTGTTTGGTTGAATGATGGATATACTGGGAAGCTAGCGCTGGTTCTGCATACTCCCATGTGAAACCACCAATGCTCCCCAGTTTGCCTTTACAACAGTTCATTATGCAAGTGCTGTCGATAGCCAGAACTCTACCAGCTTCGGCCATGCTTGCCCACTCTCGAATAAAGGTTCGGTCTTTCAAGCTGAGTTGTCGAACAGGACGAAACGAGCTTGGGTCTTGATAAGGAACGTGAGCAAGTCCCGCCATGTTGTAGCACTCAGGCTTCCCTATGTTCTCATCTAGAACAGCCTGCTCTTTCCGAAACAACTCGTCTCGTGGAATTCCAGCGTCACACATCTCCAACACTTCGAACTTGAAGGACTCTTCTCCATACTTCTTCCATGCATTCAACAGGTGAACGTTGCTATGGGTACCGTTTCGCAGCTGTTTCCTGTGTTCCCACCAACGCTTCGCAAGATTCCAACTGCTGCCAACGTAATAATTCCCGTTGGCTAGGTTGATTATCTTGTATATACCAGGCTTCTTGCACAAGCCAGTCTTTGTGTATGAACGCTTCTGCCTATTCAACATAGGCTTACCATAGCATGAAAAGGACATGTTTTCAAGGAATTGAATGCGGAAGGGAGAGCCACCTCTCGGCAACTCTCCCTTCTAAGTCCCCGTTTTCACAGGGAAACTGTTCAGATGATGTTCATATCGAGAACGGTGACCGTAGCGAAGAAGTCACTTCTTACCATCTTCTTGCCGTATCTTGTCATCAGGCCCTTACGAGGTGTGAAGTCTTCTGGACCGTAGATGACTGGGGTAAGGATGAGAGGTACGTATGGGGCGTAGATGTATCCGCTTTCGAGGAAGGTCGAGCCCTTGTAACCAATCAGGATCTTGTTGGCTGGGAAGTATGGGTCAACGAACACTGAGTAGCGACCGTTGATGGTTCCCACTGCATCTGCGCCTACGCTCATACCGTCACGGACTTGTCCGTCGCCGTCGATCTTGTACGAAGCACGGTAGCCGATGGTTGCTTCAAGGATGGTTCCCACTTCTGGTGAGCACACGATGAAGTTACCAGAGCCACGGAGTGTCTTCTTGTAGATCATGTTGGCAGCGTCTGTCACGGTCTCGATGAGGGTCTCGTACCACTCACGAACTGTACCTGTGAACGATGGTCCTGGGTAGGTTGTGTTGGTGCGAGCAATCTCGGTACCGGTGAGCTTGTTGACGAATCTACCAGAGGCACGGCTCCAGAAGAAGTTCGCTGCACCAGCCTGTGTCAACAGGTCGTTGAGGATTTCACGGTCAACGTCAAGTGTCACGAGCTCAGACAAGATGTTGGTCATCTCAGCTTCCACGTCGATCGAGTAGTAAGCTGTCAAGTCCTGAGCCATTTCTGGCGACCAGCGAGCACGTAGCTTGCGGGTTGTGGCTGTGACGTTCACTGACTGGATCAAGATGTCAACTTCT